TGAGCAAATCATATTGCTTTAAGAAAAATAGATGAGTTAATAAATAGCATAAATAAAAATTCAGAATTGCCAACAATTCAAACAAAAGATTTACCACAAATTGCTGCTGAATTAAGTGGAGAAGCTATTTTTGGAAAAAACTTATCACTACCAATGTTTAAATTTACAGGAGATTCGTTAACATATTATTTAAATAAGCAACAATATATAACCGATAAACAGAAACAGTTTTCTGAAACAATTAACGAAAATATTAGCCCAGGTTATATTAGTATCTATCCTACTAAAAGAGAAAATGCTTTACACTTTCAAGTTTACATGTATTTACTATTTGATATAAATGTAGAAAAAGGAAAAAATGTAGTTCCAATGTATTCGGAAATAACATTTACTGTGGGTAGTGGTAGTAAATTTGTTTTTAATATTGAAATGAAAAAAATACTTCCAATCGACGAGGTAAAAAAACAAATAAATAGGTAATACTACAAGGGAAAACACAACATATCATGATACAAAAACAACTACTTTGCACATTTACAGAAAGCTCTCGATATCTAAAAGTCATATCCGACATCAAAGAAACATATGAACTTGCAGATAAAAGACTTTTTGTATTTCAGAACGAAAAAAATATAAAAGAAATATTTTTAACTTTTAATATTTTTAAAGATAAATTGATTAAAACTAAGTATGCTAATACAATTAGTGTACATCGAAAAAAACATACAAATACAATTTATACATTAAATGCAATGAATCGTTTAATCGAAGATGAAAACGATGGTGTATTTGATAGAAATTATCAATTAAACTGGGAATTGTATAAAAATTCAATTATTTTAATCACTGATATTGGTGTGAAAATAGTACCAATTAAATTATCTTCTATTGTTTCTGCTTAATATTTATTTACACCTTGACATTTATCTGATCATACATTAGATTCTTGTTATGGTAAAAATTGTTATGTATCTTGGTTTGAGTGAATCAAGATTTAAATAATTAACCTAATTAAATAATTAAACACTTAAAAGAATTAAAGAATTATGGCATTAAATATATCTCAATTAAAAAGTCGCTTAAATGCGCTTTCAAATCCTGGCAATGAAAAATCTGATATTATTTGGAAACCAAAGCCTGGAAAACAAGTTGTAAGAATTGTACCTTACAAGTTCAACCCCGAAAATCCATTCATTGAACTCAAATTCCATTATAATCTCAATGGCAAGACTTATCTATCTCCAGATAGTTTCGGTCGCCCAGATCCAATTGTTGAATTTTCTAATCGTCTTAAAAAGACTGGTTCTAAAGAAGATTGGCAAATGGGTAGGAAAATGGAACCAAAGCTGCGGACTTTCGCACCTGTGATTGTACGAGGCGAGGAAGACTCAGGAGTAAAGTTCTGGGGGTTTGGTAAGACAGTGTACCAAGAACTGGTATCTGTGTGTCTAGACCCAGAATATGGAGATATTACAGATCCAGCAAATGGTCGTGATATTACTGTAGAGTTTAAGACTGCTGAAGAAGCTGGTAAAAACTTTCCAGAAACGACAGTTCGTGTAAAACCAAATACTACGCCAGCTGTAGATCCCGATGATAAAACTCTTATGGACATTCTCAAGAATCAAGCTAATATTCTTGATTTGTTCCCAGAACTATCATATGAAGAGTTGAGTGATGTAATGAATCAATGGTTGAATCCAGATGGAGAAGAAGGAGAAAGTGGTTTTGATAGTGATTCATCTTCTTCAGATGAAGAACCAGTTAGTAAAGCTAAGGCTACTATCTCAAAAGCAGTAAAATCTCCAAGTGCTACTGCCGCAAAAAAATCATCGTCTGATGATGTGTCGCAGGCATTTGATGATTTGTTCAATTCTTAAAAAATAAATGAAGCTACTGAGGAACTATACCCTCAGTGGCTTTTTAGTTATAAAATTATGTCTAAAAAAACAAAAACGACTAGTAAAGCTAATAAATCTAATAGAGATGAACTTTTAGATTTGCTTCAGTCCGAATTAAATAAAGCTAATAAGGATGGAGGTAAAATTGCTTTTACACTAGATGAAGATGACAATCCAACTGAAGTGAGCGAATGGATTAGTACTGGATCTTCAATGTTAGACCTTGCTATTAGTAACAGACCACACGGCGGGTTGCCTGTGGGAAGAATGGTAGAGTTTAATGGTTTGGAAGGAACGGGTAAAAGTCTAGTATCCGCACATGTAGTGGCTGAAACACAAAAGAAAGGCGGAATCGCAGTATTAATTGATACAGAAAATGCTGGTTCTCCCGACTTCTGGAAAAGTTTAGGTGTAGACCTTACAAAAATGTTATATGTACAGTGTGAAACTGTTGAAGATATTTTTGAACAGATGGAACGAATGATTACAATTGTAAGAAAATCTAACAAAGATCGAATTCTTACAATCATTGTTGATTCTGTTGCTGCTGCTTCTACAAAAGTTGAATTGGAAAGTGATCATGGAAAAGATGGATTTGCTACTGGTAAATCTATTATTATTTCTAAAGCTATGAGAAAAATCACTAACATGATTGGCAAACAAAAAGTGTTGACAATCTTTACTAATCAACTTCGTCAAAATTTGAATGCTATGGCATTTGGAGACAAATATGTTGTTAGTGGAGGAAAAGCACTTGCTTATCATTGTAGTGTTCGTGTTCGATTAAACAACAGCGGAAAACTTAAAAAAGGAACCGATGTTATTGGTAATGAATGTAAAGCTGTAGTTGTTAAGAATCGAATGGGTCCACCACAAAGAACTGCTATATTTGAAATTTATTTCGATAGCGGTATTGCTGATTATAGTAGTTGGATTAAGGTTATGAAAGAAAATAGTCTCGTCAAACAAGGCGGCGCTTATTACACCTATAAAAAAGATGATGGTACGGAATGGAAATTCCAATCCAAAACATTCATAGGCGAATTACAGAAAGATGAAAAGCTTAAAGAAGAAATCTATAATAAGATTTGTGATGCTGTAATTATGAAGTACAAGGATCCTAACAGTAAAATTGTTGAGGATGCAGAAGTGTCGGATGAAGAAGAAGATGCAGCTATTGAATAATATATGACTAACTTTACATCCAATGAAAAGAAAAGATTGTTTTCTTTATTTGAAAATGTAAAAGAAGAAGACAGAGTTGGCGGCTTACAAAAAGCCGCTGACTCTGATATTCTTATAGTAGATGGATTAAACACTTTTATTAGATCATTTATGAAAGTACCATCTATGAATGATGATGGAATGCATACTGGTGGAATTGCTGGATTTTTAAAAAGTGTTGGGTATGCAATTAAATTATTGAAACCTACAAAAGTTATAGTAGTGTTTGATGGTCACGGCGGCAGTCAAAAACGAAGAAAAATATTTTCTGGTTATAAACGAGGTAGGAAGACTAAAATTAGATTCAACAGAACTTATCAGGAGATGTCTAATAATGATATTGAAGATAAGAATCTTAGAATAGAATTACTTAGACTTATTAATTATTTAGATGTGTTACCTGTTATATCTATGTCTATAGATAATATAGAAGCAGATGATACTATTGCTTATTTAGCAATGGATTCTTTCAAAGATAAAGATGTCACCATTATGTCATCTGACAAAGATTTTTTACAACTGGCTAGTGATAGAGTTAAAATCTGGAGTCCAACAAAAAAGAAAGTATTTGGTTGTAAAGAAATATTGGATGAATATGGAATCACATGCAATAATTTTATTTATTACAGAATCATGGAAGGAGATGTCAGTGATAATATTCCAGGCATCAAAGGAGCTGGATTAAAAACTATTTTAAAAGCTTTTCCATTTCTCTCGGAAGAAAGAGAATCATCTCTACAAGAACTATATAATTATTCTGAAAACTATAAATCTAAATATAGAGTTTACGAACGTGTATTAGAAGAAAAATTAACACTAGAACGAAACTTTGAGTTGATGCAACTTAAAAGCACACAAATTCAAAGTTTTACACAATTAAGAATTGAAGAAATTCTTGAAAAACCAATCCCACATCTTAATAAGTTAGCATTTAGTAAGCTTATTAATGAAGATAAAATGTGGAACAACCTACCCAACTATATTGTATGGCTCAATGAAACTTGGGGCCGTGTAAATAGTTTCGTACTTTAAATCAAAACTTTAATATAAAAAGTTGATTGTGTTACGCATGAAGTGTAGCATGTCGCTTGTAAATTACAAAACTTATGGAAGACAAAATCATTATTGACAATTTGAAAAAGTTTGGAAACGAATTCCAAATTAAGTGCATTTCTGGCTTAGTATCTGACAGACCCTTTATTGAAAGATTATCTGATATTATAGAACCAGAGTTTTTTGAGAATGAATCGCATAGATGGATTGTTAAACACAGTATAAAGTATTTTAATGAATAT